TAGTGTAGTGGTCTGCACGCCAGATTGTGGACCTGGCAGTATGAGTTCGATCCTCATAGGTTACCCCATGCATCGTTAGCTCAGTGGTAGAGTCCTTGCCTTACAAGCAAGTTGTCGGTGGTTCGAATCCATCACGATGCACCAAATAACTCGGTATGGTGAAATGGTATCATGCGTGGTTTGGGACCATGCGGCGGAGGTTCGATTCCTTCTACCGAGACCAATTTAGGAGAATGATATGTCTAGGACTTTTCGTAAAGAAAGAAAAACTTCAAAGAAAGTTAGAGATGGTCATCCGCAATATGTTTCACCAAGTTGCGAACATCATGGCGGTTGTGCATGGTGTGAAAGAAATCGTTTGATTAACTTTAAGAAACAGAATCAAACAAAGTTTTATGTTTAATGGGGGGATTGGTGCTAATTGGGAACACATGTGCTTTGCAAGCATGAGTCAGCAGTTCGAATCTGCTATCCTCCACCATTTACAAATGCAACTTTAGCTGATGTGGTCATAGCGGCGGCCTGAAGAGCCGTTGAAGTAGGTTCGATTCCTACAGGTTGCACCATATCCTTCCGTAGCTCAAAGGTAGAGCCCACGACTGATAATCGTGAGACAGTGGATCGTTACCATTCGGAAGGACCAGATTTGCCCCGGTGACGGAATTGGTATACGTGTTGGTCTTAGAAGCCAAATTTTAGGAGTTCGAGTCTCCTCTGGGGCACCAAGTTTTGTAGTAGGAGCAGAGTCTAGTGGGATGGACAACTACACGGCTTAGTATTAACGAAAACTGACCATCAATCAGGAATTAGTGAACGGCTGTGCTTAGTGAACGGAGTGTCGGGAGAGGGTGATGCCTCAATGTGTACACACCGGCTACAAATTTATTTTCGGTCTTTAGTAAAATGGATGATTACGGCGGAATACGACTCCGCAAGTGGGAGTTCGATTCTCTCAGGACCGGCCAAGTTAAAGGAAGTGTGTCTGAGTGGTTTAAGGTATCGGTCTTGAAAACCGACGACTGTAAAAGGTCCGTGAGTTCGAATCTCACCGCTTCCGCCATTTAAAGGAAAAACATGATACTCAATACAATTTTACAAATATTTTTTTATTGGTTTGTAATGGGATTTGCAATTGCGGTACTCATGTTTAGTTGCCTGATGTTTGCTAAATTTTGTGATATAATGGTGAGTTGGCTGAGTGGCTTAAGGCAGCGGTTTGCTAAACCGTCGAAGGTTTAAATCTTCCATTGGTTCGAATCCAATACTCACCGCCATTAAAGGAAAAATAATGTATAAAACATATGAAGCTAAAATTGCAAAACAAGATTTGATTCATGGCGCTTATTATGCAGGCAGTTGTCGTAATGCAAGTGAAGCGCGATGGAATGCCGATAAACAAGTATTTGTACATTGGCGAACAAAGTTTAATCATACTTTTTTGGAAGAAATAAAACATCCAGAAGATGATCAATTGTTTGATGTATTTGTAGTAGAACATATTTTGGAAAATCCTTCAAAAGAAATTCCATTCAAATAAGGAGGCATTATGCCAGCAGTATTTCTAGTAAGTGACACACATTTTGGTCATGCTGGCGTATGTAGATTCCTGCGTGACGATGGTACGAAACTTAGACCATGGGATAATCCAGAAGAAATGGATGAAGAAATGGTAAAGCGTTGGAACGAAACAGTTCGACCTAACGATAAAGTTTACCATCTCGGTGATGTTGTAATTAATCGCAAGTCTCTCCAAATCCTTGAAAGATTAAATGGAGACAAAGTATTGATTAAAGGCAATCACGACATTTTTAAACTCGAAGATTACACTAAACATTTTCGTGATGTTCGTGGTTATCATGTAATGAACGGAATGATTCTTAGTCATATTCCTGTACATGAGGAAAGTCTTGGTCGATTTGGAACAAACATCCATGGACATCTTCATTACAATAGAGTGATGAAAAATATTAATGTACAGGAATGGGGTCCTTACGATGAAAGACCTTTTACTACACAGAAAAAAGTACTTGATACGAGATATTGGTGCGCTTGTGTTGAACACACCGATTTTCGTCCGATTCTTTTTGAAGATGCAATTAAAAAAATTAAAGAACAAGGTGGGACTATTGGATTTAAAAATGGAAATGGTCCTACTGTAGATTAATGGTAAGGTGGCTGAGTGGTCCAAAGCAGCAGTCTGCAAAACTGTAAAACCGTGGGTTCAAATCCCACCCTTACCTCCATTTGTTATCAAGTTGATAATGTTGTATTTTGGCAACAACGCTTGACAAATTCTGTGGCTAGTGTATAATGTACTTTGTTGATTGAGAGTTCTTTAACAAGTTGATAACAAAGTTATTTTTATACTAACTTTTGGAGAAAATATGATTATATATCTCGGCCGTTTAAATTTGTATAAAGTTGGCAATCAAACTGCTGTTGGTATAAAAGATGCTAAATTTCGCCAGCGTGGTTATGCTGCGTTTGGTAAAGATGTGAAGATTCAAAAACTTAATAAACGAGTTCGATATTATTTTGAAGATGGAAATTGGTTTGTAAAATAAAACAGAAGTGAGCGATCTGTCTCTGAAAAGAGTTTAACAAGGGTTTGATGCAGCAATGACTTCGGCATCATGTAACAGTCAGTTCCTTGTTAGCTTTAAGTTTTATGCACCGTTCGTCTATCGGTTAGGACATTGCCCTTTCACGGCAGTAAGAGGAGTTCGATTCTCCTACGGTGTACCATATTGAAGCACATTTCGAACGGTTAGAGGCCGTCACCGGATGGGAGCTTGGTAAAGTGTGTTTCAATATGGTGAAGAAGCAAGGTTAGGATTTGGTCACCGTATAGTGGCTGTGCTCTGAAACAACCTGTAATGAGAAGCCGAAAGGCGTCCTTGTGGTAAGTAGAGAGTTGGTGTAACGTCCAACCACCATAATAATATGGCACTTTAGTTCAGTTGGTTAGAATGCCGCCCTGTCACGGCGGAGGTCAGGGATTCGAGTTCCCTAAGTGTCGCCAGAATATGTTATAGGAATGTTTTTATGTTTGTAATAGAAAATATTTTAGACAATGAGGATGTAAAAAATATAGTTTCCTTAATTGACCTTGAAATTGAAAATAATTTTGATGTAAATGTTCCGTTATATCAGTCGCATACTAATATGCATTTAAAGTATGATGAGAATGAATCTTTTAAAAAATTTTTAAAAAAAGTTGATGATATAACTAAAACAGAAATGAGAGAAAGAATAACATTAATTGAGTGTTGGTTTAATATTTGCAAGAAAGATTCCAATTTCGAATTTCACAATCATATTAGGACTAGAAGTTCAAGGCATTTTAAATATACTTCTGTTTTTTTTCTTAAAAATTGTACAGAGAATGGAACAATATTTAAAATTAATAATGCTTTATTGCAGTTAAAAGTTAAAGACAATGATTTAGTTTTTTTTGATCCAAGTTTATTGCATACCGTTCCACCTTGGAAAAACATTGATAGATATTCAATAGCTATGGATTTTATTGAACGTTAAGTTTTATTGCTCAGTAGATCAGCGGTAGATCAGCGGACTGTTAATCCGTGTGTCGTAGGTTCGATCCCTACCTGAGCAGCCAGAATCCGGTTACTACTTTCCTAAAAGTAGCGTTTGGTACACGAAAAAATCCAGGTGGCTATGGCACCTTTAGTGAAGCGAACCTTCGGACAACATAGCAGCGTGGACACTACGTAGCAAAGTGCTTTTAGTGTTCGGACAGGGTAACAACTCAGCTTGGGGGCGACCGTGGAAAAACGTGGCCTAAGCAATATTAAATTTGCAGTTTGTAAGCCATGGGCTTGATCATGCCTGCGTAACTATGTACATAAACGGTAAATCCGGCCGGATACTCCGTTGAGCATAGCAAATAGTATAAACTGCAAATCTAATATGGGTAGCGAGTAGCATTGGTGACTACACCTGACTGTAAATCAGGCGCTTCGGCATACGCGGTTCGATTCCGTGGCTACCCACCAAGTTTCGCGTGTGAGGCGAGGAGAGTAAAATCTCCCACCTTTTCAATTGCGGGTTAGAGGAGAGGTCGTCCTCGCTTGTCTCATAAGCAAGAAATCGTGTGGTTCGAATCCCACACCCGCAACCAATGGTAGTGTAGCATAATGGTAGTGCGCCACCTTCATACGGTGTTAGGTGCAAGTTCGAATCTTGCCACTACTACCAGCATAAGTAGTGTATAATAGCCCCTATAGTTAAATGGCCATAACGGTTGCCTTGTAAGCATCAATTCCTAGTTCGATTCCAGGTGGGGGCACCAATAACAAGGAAGTAAAATGAGTGACGGCGGCAAAGGAAGTAGACCAAGACCATTTTCGGTTCCACAAGATAAGTTTTCTGATAATTGGGATAAAATTTTTAAGAATGAATATCAGGATATTTTAAGTACTGAAGATTGTGTATTGGATGCTTTTGAAGATAAAAAAGAAACAAAGCGGGATTAGTTTAATGGTAAAACTACAGATTTCCAATCTGTTGTTATCAGTTCGATTCTGATATCCCGCTCCAAGTTTTGCGGAATTAGTTTAATGGTAGAACAAAACCTTGCCAAGGTCTAGACACCAGTTCGATTCTGGTATTCCGCTCCAATTTCTGGCGTTCGTTCAACGGATAGGACAAGGCTCTTCTAAAGCTTTAATGGGGGTTCGATTCCCTCACGCCGGACCAAACGCCTCTGTAGTTTAATGGTAAAACAGCGGATTTATATCCCGTGTGCAACAGATAATTGGCCAATGTGGGTTCGACTCCCGCCGGAGGCACCAATAATAAGGAGAATGTATCGTGCGTAAACTTGATTTGGATGAAATCAAAGATTATATCAATAGTCAATCACCAGAAACCAAAATTTATATTGGTTGCGATTCTGAACGATTTAAGGTTGATGGTGTTTGGTACGCCGATTACATTCTTGCTGTAGTAGTTCACATAAACGGAAATAATGGTTGTAAACTTTTTGGTGAAGTACAAAGAGAAAGAGATTATGATCAAAAGAAAAATCGTCCTAGATATCGTTTAATGAATGAAGTGTATAAAGTTTCTGACTTATACATTAAACTTGCGGATGTGCTTGAAAATAGACATGTTGAAGTTCATTTGGATATTAATCCTGATGAGCATCACGGAAGTAACTGTGTGATGCAAGAAGCAATTGGTTATATTCGTGGTACTTGTAATGTTATACCTCTAATCAAACCAAATGCATTTGCGGCATCATACGCTGCCGATAGATTTAAAAGTTTACGAGCAGCTTAGTTTTATAAATAGACACTCCAGATAGTTTTCAGGAGTGTCTATGAAAAGAATAAGTGCAACCGATCAAGAAATAATTGAAGTGTCTAACACTTCACATTCAGCAACGCAAGCAGCACAAAGATTAGGTATTCAATATGGTACTTATCGTGTTCATGCTTTAAGATTGGGAGTGTTTAAGGCCAATCAAGGTGGATTAGGTACATCAAAACCTAAAAAAGAAGGCGCAGGTAAGATATCATTAAAAGATATTTTAGAAGGTAAACATCCAGAGTATCAAACAAATAAATTAAGAAAAAGATTATTCAACGAAGGTTATAAAGAAAAAAAATGTGAAGTGTGTGATATAACTGAGTGGAACGGTAAAGAATTGTCGTTTCAGCTTGAACATATTGATGGAAACAGTTATAATCATTCTTTGAATAATTTGATGATTATTTGTCCGAATTGTCATTCACAAACGGACACTTATTGTGGTAGAAATAAAACGAAATAATGCGGGTATGGTGGAATGGTAGACACAGCGGGCTTAAAACCCGCCGCTGAAAGGCGTGCCAGTTCGAATCTGGCTACCCGCACCATCTTTTACTAGGTCTATTGTTGCGATAGAAAAATATCATTAGACTTTTGTGACTAATTAGTGTAAACTATGACTAAGTACTAGAGATAGTGCTTAGTCTTTTTTTTTTGGAGGAAATAAATGAAAACAGTAGGCGATGTAATTGAACCGTTCGTAGTAACTGGTATTAATCCTGGTAGTGACAAATTTTTTGATATTACCGAAAAGTCTTTTGAAGGTAAGTGGAAAGTAATTGTTTACTATCCAAAAGATTTCACGTTTGTATGTCCAACAGAAATCGTGGCATATGATAAGTTGTTCCAAGATTTTGCAGACCGTGATGCAGTTCTATTGACAGGTTCTACCGATAATGAATTCTGTAAACTTGGTTGGCAGGCTTCACATGAAGATTTGAAAAAAATCAAACACATTCAGTTTGCTGATACTTCGCGTGAATGGGGTGTATCATTGATTGAACAATTGGGAGTTTTCTATGAACCAGCGGGCGCAGCTCTTCGTGCTACTTTTATTATCGACCCTGATAATGTTATACAACACGTTACGGTTAACAACCTCAATGTAGGTCGTTCACCAGATGAAACACTTCGTGTGCTTGATGCTCTTCAAACTGGAGAACTCTGTGCATGTAACCGCACAATTGGTGGCGAAACACTTTAATATTGGAGGAAAATATGTTGGAATGTTTAATCGTTGGAGATAGTATTGCTGTTGGTGTAAGTCAGATTAGAACTGAGTGTCAAGCTATTGTGAAAAGTGGAATTAATTCTAGTGATTGGAATAAAAAACATTTACACAAATTAAAACCTACTAAAACTTTAATTATTAGTCTTGGTGCAAATGATTTGGGAATTAATACGGAAGGCAACATTCGTTCACTTCGCACAAATGCTCAAGCCGAAAGAGTTTTCTGGTTGTTGCCTAGTCAAAAACTAAAACCAAAACAAGTTGAATCTGTGAAACTAGTTGCAGCTGAATTTGGTGATACGGTGATACCAAGACCAGAAACCAACATTAGTTCTGATGGTGTACATCCAACATATAAAGGATATAAAATTTTAGGAGACCAAACGAAATGACATCGTGGGTAGATACATTAAAAGAAGTAAGTATTCCTGAATATGCTAAGGATACTAAACTCAATATTGATGCAGTAATTAAACGTAGCACATTACCAGTTGAAGAAGCAGAAGCAGTGGCATTAGCCGCTGCGTTTGCTACAGGTAACTCTAAACTTTGGACATGGCTTCATCTACAAATAACTGACCGTAAAGAAGCTGACGCAGCACTTACGGCAGGTGCAATTATGGCACAAAACAATGTATGGTATCCATATGTTGAGATGGCTGATGATCCAAATCTTACTGGACTTCCAGCACAATTACGCATGAATGCTATCGCAAGTCATGGTGGCACGACCAAAGCAAGATTTGAGGCTTACAGTTTGGCCGCAAGTATTGTTGGTAAATGTCATTTTTGCGTAAAAGCACATTATGAGACTTTGAAAAAAGAAGGTTATACGGTCGAACAATTGCGAGATATTGGTCGTATTGCCGCAGTCATGAAAAGTGTTGCAAGCGTTTTAGCTAATTAAACCAGTGGGAACTATGTTAGTTCCCACTTACACTCCAAACTACTAGTATTAATACTAAATAGTAGTATTGATCCACCTCAAACTTGGTGTATATTATCAAGTGTCTTGACCGCAACCTAGGTTGTGCCGTTCATATAATTCTTCGTTTTGCCTGTGTTGTTTACTATAACAACAACTAAAGGTGATAAAAATGTCCGACAACTCGGATGACATAAAGCCCGATTTAAGTAAATTTAAGCCAAAAAAGAAAGCACTTGCAGTTCCTAAAGAATTCTTAGAAAACGCAAATAGTTATGATGAAAAGTTGGTAGTAGTTAAGGTATTTGCCGAAAAAAATGTGCAAAATACTGTTAAACTTTTCAAGAATATGTTGAAGGATGATATAGAAAGAAAAAGAAGAAGATAGAAGATGGATCCATTAACACTATTTGCATTAGCTAATGGTGCTGTTAAACTTGTAAAAGAAGGATGTAAACTTTACAAGGACATTCAAGGAGCTGCTGGGGACATTAAAGATGTTCTCAAGGATCTTGACGACCAATTCAATAGTAAATTTAAAGATCATCCTCCAACCGTGGCTGAACGTAATCAGTTCGTCACGGAGAAAAATCGAATAATTGAATTAAACAAAAAGGGCGGTGAGACAACCGATATCTATACACAAATAGGACAACACTTAGGTGTGTATTTCGACAACTATTATAAATGTTTAGCTGTGTTTGAGGAAGAAGAACGCCGCAGTCGAACTGAAGTATATCACGGCGAAGATAGTCTAGGTAAACGAGCTCTAATGCGTGTACTACTTAAAAAACAACTAGAACACATGAGTGCAGAATTGCGTGAAATCATGGTCTATCAAAGTCCACCAGAGTTAGGTCCTTTGTATCTTGATGTTGAAGAAATGATGAGAAAAGTTGGCAAAGAACAAAGTATTGTTATTGCGGCTGAGATGAGAAGAAATGCTGAAAAGTCGAAAATAAAAGCTCGCCGCAAAAAAAGATTGCAATATAAAATTATGTGTTGGAGTATGAGCAGTTTAGCTATTTTATATTTTATTTGGTTAGTTTGGGCAATAGTTCAAGTGAGAATAGAGAATAGTCCAGAATTAGGTCGATGTTTAATACCCAAAGGAACTTGGCCTTATCAACATTACAACAATTTAAAATGGATAGATTGCGAAAACTAGTGTTGTAAAAAAACAACAGTCTTAACAATTCGATAACATAACCCGCTTGACTTTCGGACTAAAATGCTATATAATAGTGTAGGTCTGAAATTAAGGCGGGTTTTTTTATTGGAGATTTAAAATGGCACGAATGCTCGATGCTAATCAAAAATTTGCGGGTGCAGAACCAAAGTTTTCTACAGAATTATCACAAATCGATTTATCGAAAGCTTTATCATGGTATGCACAAAATAAAGATTCAAAAGATTCTCAAAAGTATGCATCTGATTTTTTTAAGAAAAAATTCAAGTTAAGTATTTCTGATATAACTAAATCAAAACCACCAACTTTTGGTTTTATGTGTAGAATTATATCGAACGGTGGAATTTTATCCAAAAAGGATCAAGAATGGTTTGATTCAGAAATTGAAGATATTAAAAATAAAATTTCAAAACAAAAATCGGTTGATGAAAAACCTGTAAAAACAAATACACCAAACATTCAAGATAGAATAAAAGAAAAGGCTAGTGAATGTGTGGGTGAATTAGAAGCATTAATTGATATTCTCATAGATTCCAGATTTAATGAATCTGTTTCACCTTATGGTGTTATGCATGGTATGGATTTGAAGGGTGTACACACAAAACATGTTATTGATTGGTTTAAAAAGATTCGCAATGAATACGATTCTGTAATGAATACTTCAGATCCAGAAATAAAAGAAGGATATTCAAATTTCAAAAAAACTGATTTGAAGAAATTGATTGCTTTTTGTGATCAAGTAATTGTTGATGCAAGTAAGATTTCTGGCGAAGCTATAAAATCTAGAAAACCAAGAAAACGTAAAGTAAAGACGGTAGAACAACTTACGGCAAAAGTTAAAATTTGCCAAGAGTTTAAAGAATTAAACTTGACTTCTATCGATATTAAGAGTATAATAGGAACTATGCAACTATGGGTATACAATACCAAGACCAGAAAACTTGGTGTCTACCATGCCAGTGATGCAGGAGGCCTAAGTATTAAAGGAAGCTCACTTCAGAATTATAGTGACGATAAATCGATACAGAAGAAATTGCGTAAACCTGAAGTTACTTTACCTGAGATACTTAAAGGTGGAAAAGTTTATTTGAGAAATGCAATTGATGGAATTAAAGCGGTTGCAGCACCTTTGAGTGGAAGATTAAACGAAGATACAATACTACTAAGGATAGTAAAATGAAAATCGCAGTGTGTAGTGACCTGCACCTAGAATTCGGAGATTTGGACCTTCATAACGATGAAGGCGCCGATGTTTTGATTCTCGGTGGTGATATTTTGGTGGCAGAGGATTTGAAAGGTGCAGGATCGCCGATTGTTAAAGTGACGGAAACATTATCTATACGTGCTGAAAGATATGTTGATTTTATCAATCGTTGTTCTGAAAGATTTCCTCATGTAATCTATATCATGGGAAATCACGAACACTATCATGGTGATTTTGCCGAGAGTGATAAACTCATCAAAGGAACTTTTGGTGATTTGAAAAATTTTTATTTTCTAGACAAAGATTGGATCAATATCAATGGTACTTTCTTTTATGGGGGCACATTGTGGACTGATATGAACAATGAAGATCCTAGAACGATGCGAGAAATGGCTTATTGTATGAACGATTACAGAGGCGTAGATAATAGTAATCGTCAAGTTAGTTATCGTGTACCAATTGATGTTGAAAATGAAAAACCAACTGGATGGGAGATGAAACAAAGACCCGGTCAGTTTACGCCTGACGATACTGTGGCTGATCATAAAGAATTTCTAAAAGGACTTGATGTAGCTCTTAATTTGTATCCCAATCATCGTTTTGTGGTTGTGGGACACCATGCACCAAGTAAACAAAGCACACACCCTAGATACAGAAATGAAGTTATTATGAATGGTGCTTACAGTACTAATCTAGACAACTTTATTCTTGATCGCAGGCAAATCAAATTATGGACTCATGGGCATACCCATGAGGACTTTGATTACATGATTGGTACTACAAGAGTGTTGTGTAATCCGAGAGGATACGATGGTTACGAAGAACGTGCCGATAACTTTAAACTAAAGTATGTGGAGATTTGACTAAATACTTCATAAACTAATTGAAAACAAAATGATTATCTTTGATTACAACCAAGTGGCAATTTCGTCACTTATGGAACAAATTGGTTCTTCTAAAAAGCCTGTTGAAGAAGATTTAGTGCGACACATGATTTTAAATGTGATTCGTACCTATGTCAAGAAGTTCAAGGAGAAATACGGACCAGAAGTTATTATTGCTTGTGATAATAAAAACTACTGGCGCCGAGATATTTTTCCTGAATATAAAGCTTCTAGGAAAAAAACTAGAGATGCTTCTGGCCATGATTGGACTTCTATCTTTGAAGTTTTGGGTAAAATCAAACAGGAATTGAAAGATCATTCGCCTTATAAAGTTATTGATGTTGATACTTGTGAGGCGGATGATATTATTGCTGTTTTGACGATGAAATATTCTTCAACACAAAATGTCATGATACTTTCTTCGGATAAAGACTTTGCTCAATTGCAAAGATATCCAAATGTTGAACAGTATTCTCCAATTCTAAAAAAATCTATAAAAGAACCTCTACCACTTCTTCAACTTAAACAGTTGGTTATACGTGGTGATAAAGGCGATGGTATTCCAAATATTCTTTCTAAAGATGATGTCTTTACCACTGGTGGTAGACAGAAACCCATTACTGAAGCTAAAATTATAAATTGGTTGAATCAAGAACCAAAAGAATTCTGTAATGAAGAAATGCTTCGCAATTATAGTCGCAACGAAATGTTAATCGATTTGACTAAGATACCGGATGGTCTTGTTGAGAAAATTTTGGATAGATACGATAGTGTTAAACCAAAAAGTAAAAATGAATTTATGAACTACATGATCTCCAATCGTCTTAAAAACCTGATTGAAGTGATTGACGAATTTTAAGGATTAAAATGGAATACCTTTACTCGGAGATTCTCGACATGTTTGAGAAAGCTCCAACCAAAAAAGAAAAAATTGATGTGTTGAAAAAATTTGAACATCCAACGTTCAAAGAATTTTTTAATTATGCTTTCAATCCAAGTATTGTATTTGACGTTGAGATACCAGAATATAAACCATCTTTTGATCCTGCCGGATTGAATAATGCATATCTTGATTCTGAATTGGAAAGAACTTATAGATTTATTGTAGGTCATCCCAAACGAGCCAATGGATTAAAACCAAGAAAACAAACCGAATTACTTTTAATTCTTTTGGAAACTTTACACAAAGATGAAGCTGATCTATATGTAAGAATGTTAAGAAAAGATTTAAAAATTAAATTTCTTACCAAGAAATTTATTAAAGAAGTTTATCCAGATTTACCTTTTGAGGCTTAAATGAAAGTAGCAGTCGTAACACCAACGATAGGTTCTAAAACTCTAACACAATGTATTCAATCAGTTGAAGAACAGACGTATGAAAATTTGACACATTATATTTTTATTGATGGTGAGAAAGAGTATGGAAACAAGATTTGGCACCAACTTGAAGATGCTACAAAGGTCAAAACAATCCGCCTTGAAGAAAATGTGGGCAAAGGTTGGTATGGTCATCGTGTATATGCTGCATGTAGTTTTCTTGTCGATGCTGATGTTATATGTTACCTCGATGAAGATAATTGGATTGATCCTAATCACATTGAGGAATTGGTTAAGGTACTTCAGGAAGGAAACCAGTGGGCTTATTCATTAAGAAAGATTTACAACAAAGAAGGAGAATATCTCTGTGAGGATAATTGCGAATCGCTTGGAAAATGGCCTGTTTATTTTAACAATGAAGTATTCCATATTGATACCTCAAGTTTTGCTGTTAGGCGTGATGTTGCTGTTGCTATAGGACATGCATGGTACGGTCAATGGGGTGCTGATAGACAATTCTTCACAAATTTAAAAAGACTTTTTCCAAAATTTGAGTGTTCGAATCAATACTCACTTTGTTACAGACTTGATGGGAATGAAAATTCAGTAAACTTAGAATTCTTTGAAAAGGGAAATAAAGTTACTGAAGAAAGACACAATAAAAAATATCCTTGGTTGAAAAGAGATAAAGTTATTAATGAAATTGGACCAGGCATTCGAATCGTTGCGTAATATGTTTTTCAGACCAAAAGTTCTTGTTACTGGAGGTTCAGGTTATCTTGGATCTCATGTTTGCAAAATGTTGAAACAAGAAAACTGGAATATTACTATACTTGATATAAAAAAACCGAAACATAATTACTTCAATCATTTCGAACAAATTGATGTATGTGATTATGAAAAAGTAAACCATCTCTTTTGGAAAAAAGGTAAGTTTGATATCGTATTTCATTTTGCCGGTAAAATAGAAGTCGGTGAATCTGTAAATAAACCAAACTATTACTACCACACAAATACAGGTGGAACTTGTACAATATTACTTGTGATGGAAAAGTATGAGTGTGAAAATATCATCTATTCTTCGACAGCAGGACTGTATCAATCTAAAGATCAACCTTTGTTAGAAAATGATGAGTTGAATCCTATGAATAATCCTTATGCAGGAAGTAAATATGCATCGGAATTGGCTATAAAACAGTCGGGTATGAATCATATAATTTTTCGTTATTTTAATTTAGCTGGTGCCGATGAAGATGGTGACATAGGTGAGAATCACGAACCCGAAACCCATCTAATTCCTAAAATTCTACAAAATCTAAATAACTTTGAAATTTATGGTTCCGACTATGAAACAAAAGATGGTACATGCGTTCGAGACTATGTGCATGTATCTGATGTTGCAAGGGTGCATATTGATGCTGCCAATTATTTGTTATCAGAGAAAAGGTCTCACGTTTTAAATTTAGGTACAGGAACAGGTTACTCCGTATTAGAAGTTATCGATGCAATCGAAAAACACACAAATCAAAAAGTATTCAAACAATATCACCAGAGGCGCGCTGGTGATCCTCCAAAATTAGTATCCAACATTGATTTAGCTAAAAAAATATTAAACTACGATCCTAAACATGATATCTCATCTATTGTAAAAACTGCATATAATTGGGAAAAAAATGGCCGAAAAGATTCTTGATTTTTTATCTCCAACAGATGAGATCAACTCAACGCTGTTAAAGAATCACGTACATTTTTTAACCGGCAATATTGATGAGAACAATACGTTAGAAGCAATTAAGTGGATTATATACGAAAACTTAATACCAGAAAATAATGACTTGATACTTTATATCAATTCAAATGGTGGAAGTTTAGAAGATGCTTTCGCTTTGATTGAGATTATGAATAAATCTAAGAAAAAAATAAAAACGGTGGGATTAGGATCAGTTTGTTCGTCAGCATTTTTAATTTTTGCATCAGGACATAAAGGTGAGAGATATATCAGTAAATCCTCATCTGTTATGTGTCATCAATTTTCCAATGGATTTGATGGTAAATATCATGATATAAAATCTGCTGCAAAAGAAAACGATATGATAAATCAAAGAATGTTATCTCTGTTAAAAAAATGTACGGGATTAGATACTCGTACAATTAAAACCAAACTTATTCCACCAAGTGATGTTTGGTTTACGACAGAGGAACTTTTAGAACTTGGCATAGCTGATAATGTTTTTTAAGGAGGAAAAAAACGAAATGATTCACGGTGGTCAAAAATATCAAAAAACTGAAAAAACTAAATTTAGAAAAAATCAAGATCGTGAAAAGGCTAAACAGGATAAAAACAGGCACCATGATAAAAGTTTTTATCGTTTAATGAAAGAGGAAAAAGATAGTTATGTCTTATAGAGAAATTTTAGAGAAACAGATAAAAGAATTGGAAGAAAGAATCGCTAACTATCAAGGCGATAAAAAAATTCTCCAAGATCAATTAAACAAATTAAAGTTATCCGAATTTGAAGAATCGGAAAGAGAATCTGGACAACAGTTGTTAAAAGGATAATGTTGTAGAAATACAACACCTATTGCCAAAGTCTTGAATTTGTGAGATAATTCAAGCATGTTTAAAATTCTCAAAGAAACCACGGACTGGTCTGAGTGTGATTACAAAGTTTGTAACCATACTTATTTGATAAGTCCAAAAAATAAAGTTATCGCTTTTGCAAATGGCGAAACCGGTGATATTGTCAAATTGAAAAATGGTTGGAATTTTGATAAACGTTATCGAAAGTTTATCGAAGTTGTCAATAAAGAACTATCTAATCTGATACCAAAAGATTATCAAAAAGAAAAGTTGCAAAAACCGCAACTTGTCAAATCTGCAAATATACGTAATTTCAAGGTCTTGTCAAAAGGTAAAGAATATTACGTTTCTTATAACATTCCAGGAAGTTTCTATAATTGCAACTGTACGGGGTTCGGGTATCGTAGAACTTGTTCACATGTTAAGGCTGTTGCAGAAAAACAACAACAAACCGCTTGACAATATTACCTATTCCTGTATAATTGTACCTGTTGAGTGATTAATAAGGTTAAGAAAATGATAACGAATTTAGACTTGTATCTGGAAGCTATCAAAGCTGACTATTTGACTATGGTAACACCTGGTGACGTTATTCAGGAAGAAATGTACCAAGATTTTTGTGATGGTTTGACTTTTAGTGTCGGTTCGAAATATATCAAAGTTTTTAAGGATCGAAAAGGCGGTTGTTCTGTACATTCTTTTATTTGCTTGAAAGATGACGCTAAATTTAAAAAAGGCGATATTCTGATGGCTGCTTCGTGGAATGCTCCTGCTCGAAATTTTGCTCGAGGCAATGTAATTGAAAAAACCTTTGATCGTGTTCGTTGGACTGGAGCTGTATAATGGGAAATTTGAATACTTTTGTTGTTGTTGCGGCTGCTGATAATATTGCAAAAATGACACCTGCACAATTAAAACTCCTTGCTGAACTTGTTGTTGATTCTGAAAATGCATATCGATTGGTGGATTATTTGACTTTTGCGCTCCAAGATAAATTAATTTCTGAAATTGAAGTGCAAGATCCTGTCTGTTAATGATAATCTACACAAATCAAACTTCCAAGAAAAAGAAGAAGCTCACCGCGAAAGAGCGTGAGCTTCAAGATTCTTGGAACAAAATAGTTAATAAACATGCAAAACCAGTAGTTGTCAAAAAGAAAATTGTCAAATCGACAAAGTTTCCAAAATTGACAATTCCTGAAGGTCGTAATCCCTACGATATAAAATCGGTCGATTCTGGAGGCGGTCTGGCGAACTGGAATCGCAAGGATAAGGTGACCACGTACACTGGTACAGCGATGAAAGGTATTGGCACCCTCCACAAGTCCAATGCGGTTCCTGTGTTCACGGATGAAGAAGCCAAAGACCAGGCGGCCATGCGAAGATGATAACATTTCTATTTTGATAACAAAAATAATGCTTGCCTTCCTTTGCGGTTCCTGTATAATTGATCCTGTTGAGTTGATGATTGAGATATAAATTATGAAACTTCTTTCTACTGGCAATCCCAAAGTGTTAAAAGGAATGAAACAAGGTTATAATACCTATATTCTTCATTTGGCACCTGCAAATATTAGCGGATATGAAACATGTCCAAAACGTACTGCTGGTTGCACAGCTGCTTGTTTGAATACGGCTGGTCGAGGCGGTATGTTCAAAAAAGGCGAAACGACTAATGTTATTCAACAAGCTCGAATTCGCAAAACCCAATTCTTTTTCGAAGAGCGTAACGGATTCTTTGAGTGGTTAGTGAAAGATATCGAAAAAGCCATTAAACAATCGGTTAAACTTAATTTGATTCCTGTATTCCGCTTGAATGGTACTAGCGACCTTGCGTGGGAAAAATATGAGGTAGTTCGTTCGGGTAAACTATATCGCAATATTTTTGCGGCTTTTCCTGAAGTCCAATTTTATGATTACACCAAGATTCTTGGCCGTAAAATAAAAAATATCGAAAATTACCATTTGACGTTTTCTGCTGCTGATGGTAATGATGCTGACGTAGTAAAAGCTATCGAACAAGGCTATAATGTGGCTGTAGTATTCGGGTTGAAGAAAACGGAAACAATGCCTGATGAGTATATGGGTCGTCCTGTGTATAACGGAGATGATAGCGACCTACGATTCATTGACCCAAAAGGTGTTGTGGTTGGTTTATATGCAAAAGGTAAAGCCAAAAAAGATACGACTGGCTTTGTGAAATATCCTAAAATTATGTTGAAGGCTGCTTAATATGAATATCGTCATTATGATTGAAGAAGAACTTTCTTTTGGAGAATTGACTTGGGCACAAATTGCTGAAAAGTATAATGTTCCCGTTGGTGATGTTGAACTCATTTATGAAGAAATGATGAAACAGTTTGATGATTCCATGGACGGCGATTTTGATTCTGCCATGGCATCTGCTGGATTTGGCACTGATGAAGATTATGGTTATTATGGAGAGGAATACTAAAATGAATTTTCTACTTAGTGTGGAATATGATTCCGTTTCAGAATGTTATGTTGCTTGTTATTCTGAAGGTGAAGTGATTCAGCTCGGTGCAAACAATTATCAAGATGCGATTCTCGAAGCTGATATGCTTGATATTGAAAATTATGAAAAAGGATATAACTAATGGGTACTCGTTCACTTACATATGTTTATGATGTTAAAACTCCCGTAGTTTGTATGTATCGTCAATATGATGGTTATCCTTCAGGTCACGGACAAGAACTTGCTGAATTTTTATTTGACGGCAAACTCGTAAATGGAATTCCTTCCGGTGCAAAAGGAAAACTTTTTAATGGTATGGGTTGTTTAGCTGCACAAATGGTAGCCGCATTTAAAGATGGTGTTGGTGGATTTTATTTGTATCACACCGACCTAAATCAAGATTCTTGGCAAGAATATGAATATCATGTTTTTGAGGATAAAGTTATTGTTTATTCCGGATGTAGTAAAGATAATAATATTCTTTTTAGTGGTTCCTGGTCAGAATTTGCCGAATTCTGTTCCGAGGATTATGTTTCTTAATCGGCAAACATCCACATATCGCTTGCCAAATAGTGTAAGTTGTGGTATACTATAATCTCATTAAATGAAATAGGAGTAATTTATTATGGCAAAAACTAAAACTGTAAAATCTGTTAAACTTAAACCTTTCGAAAAACTTCTTACCGTTATGGTGAGTGGTAAGCCTGTAACGATTGAAGAAATCGAATCGACTCTAGGTGATGAAATTCATATGTATCGTCTTTCGACATACATTTGGCATATCAAAACCTTTGCTAATGGTGTAGTTAAGGCTATCAAAGATGGCCGTAAAGTGACTGCTTACCAAATCACTAACGTAAGCGAAGTGAAACAGTATATGAAATCCGCTGGCGTGACCGCTGCGAATTTTGTACCTGGTCAATCACAAAAAATCACCCGTGGTGGTGCAAAAGCCGCAGCTAAACCTGTTGCAAAAGCAAAAGCGGTGAAAGCTAAAACACCTAAGGTTAAAACAGTCAAATTCAGAGGAGCCACTGTTACTAAACTAAAAGATTTGAACTCTACGCCAGTTCAAACTCAGTTTGATGTTCCTGTTGTTGAGGAAATTATGAATGATGGGTTCGATTCTGAAGTAAATGATATCGTTAATGAAATTCGTGACAGTATCGTTGACTAATTAAGTTATGGGGAAGTGGCACGACTGCCTACTTTTAAACAACAACAGACTATCGGGAGATACTCGCCGTGCCCCCACCATTACTAAAATTATGATGTTAAAAATTCTAAAATATCTTACACATAGTGGTATTACCATCAGTATACCCATAAATCCACTTCATTGGTATTATATTCCAAGGTTCTATAAACAAGTAGATCCTTGGGATGATTATACCTTCATTGTTTCTTTTTTATTTTTACATATAAACTTTTACATTAGTGACGGGAGTTGGTAATGACACAATTTGATTTAGAACAAGCTATCATTCGTTTGTGGGGAATGGATGAAGATATTCAATTGCTCTATGAAAATGTAATGGAAAAAGATCCTTCAAGTGATGATATTGCTAATACACTGGTGGGTTTAAAACATATAATTCAAATGCGAGGTGAAAAGTGTTTCGAATTGTTTGAAGCGTTTACCCGTGAATATTATGAATTAAAAAAACAAAATGAATATCTTTTATCTCAGCAAAAACCCTAAAGAATGTGCAGAAATGCACCTCGATAAACATGTGGTGAAAATGATTATTGAGTATGCACAACTTATGTCAACGGCGCATCGTGTTTTAGACGGACAAGAATATTATGATTTGACTGCGAATAACCGTAAGATTAAACGATGGCGATTGAATGATGATCGTGAAGTGACGTTGATGAAAGCTTCACACATCAATCATCCATCGGCTGTTTGGGCTCGCACCTCAGATTTAAACTATATTTGGTTGTACAATATGTGGAAACATTTACTTGATGAATATACATATCGTTATGGAAAAATACATGCCTGCGCCAGACTATATACAGTATTAAGTGCGATTCCAAAAAATATTAAAGTTGGTTTTTTTACCGATCCGACACCAGCGATGCCTGATGAATGTAAGATTGCCGGTAATTCTTTAGCATCGTATCATAAATATTATTTGGAAAAGAAAAATCATTTCGCTAAATGGACTAAGAGACAACCTCCCATTTGGTACATCGATGCAGTAGATAATAATGCCAACATATAGATTCTTGAATACTGAAACTGGAGAAGAATTTGATGATTTCTTAAGTATATCATCCAAAGAAGAACTCCTCGAAAAAAATTCCCACATTAGACAGGTGCTGACCACATTTGGTATATCCAGTATGGTCGGCGATATTCATTCGAAAACTGACGATACTTGGAAAGAAGTTTTATCCAAAGTCGCAGAAGCTCATCCAAATAGTAAAGTGGGTAGACAACATGGTAGAAGATCAATTAAACAAGTTAAGACGGATCAGATTGTAGAAAAATGGAAAAACAAATAATTTGAGAAGGTTCTATATTATGCTAACTTTCTTTTGTAAAGGAGAGACTATGGCAAAAAGAAAGGACACTCGCACTAAAATACCTATTTTAAGGCAACATATTAGAGGTAACTTAGGGAGAAGGGAATTACTTGATGATCTTGAAAGATGGTTTTCCGATAGACAGGAAATACAATTAATAAACAACACTAACATAGGAAAGTTTGTATTAACATAAAGTTTAATGAATTTTAATCATGTGAAAATAGATGGATTAGATTATGAATTAGAATCCACAACTACAGAGAAGGGTAGAGTGTATAAGACACCGGGAGGAAATCTCTACCCTTCAATTACCACTATTCTATCCCATTCTACCGATAAAAAACATTTGGACGAATGGCGTCAAAGAGTCGGCGAAAAAGAAGCCAATAGAATAACTAAAAAATCTTCCGATAGGGGTACAAAATTACACGAAATGTGTGAGAAGTATTTACTGAATGAATTAACAGATTTTAAAATTCGCATGATGATGCCTGATATAAAAGACTTCTTCATGCAATTAAGGCCACACATAGACCAGAATGTTGGAGATGTTTTTGGTCTAGAATTACCACTTTACAGTGATGTATTAAAACTGGCAGGTAGAACAGATTGTGTTGCCCTATGGAATGACAAAGTATCAATAATTGACTATAAAAATTCTAGAAAAGAGAAAAAAGAAGAATGGATTCAGAATTATTTTGTTCAGTGTACCGCTTATGCGGTGATGTTCGAAGAAAGAACTGGTATACCTGTAGAACAGATAGTAGTGGCGATTGCAAATGAAGAAGGAACACCTCAGATTTTCATCAGAGAAAAGTCTAAATACCTGGAAGAACTCCAATCTTATATCGAAAGGTATTGGACAAATGAAAAAATTTCTTCTACCGTTACTGCTATTTCCAGTAATGGCAATTGGTAATAATACGAATGTTGAACAACAAGAATTTGATCTGATACAAACTAAGATAATTTGCACCGAAGATAAAGTAATTTATTCTTCTTTGGATGAATATGGTGAGAAACCTTTGTTACATATGATATCTCATAGAAAAATAAATGACGGTACAGAAGAATCGATTAATTCTTATCCAACAATTCTATTTGTAAATCCAAATACTGGAACTTGGACTTTGGTAGAAAAACATACAGAAAATATTTTGTGTGTAGTTACTATAGGGCAACAATTAAAACCTTATAGTAGATAAAGCTTGACAAATAATCTATATTATGTAATAATGTGAGTATTGTTGTATGAAGTAGAATGAAAGGTGTTCTGGACGCGGGTTCGACTCCCGCCACCTCCACCAAAAGCAAATGGCTTCGGACACTGTGCGGCCGCTACGGTTCCTGAATGTTGGTATAATAAGTAGCTCCAACTTGCTTTTGATGGGGGTGACATGGTTTCGACAGGGCAATGAGTAAGGATATGGACAACACGGTAGGCGATGACCGTAAATCAAGCAAAAAAAGTAAACGCAAACGATGAAACGTTCGCTCTAGCAGCCTAAAAACTCTAGATGAGGTTTCGCAAGGTGTCCTTATTACCCAATCACCTTGCATCAATTATAAAAAGAAGAAAAAAAATGATTACTAAAGAAATTAAACTTATAAATGAATTAGGACTTCATGCTAGAGCGGCATTAAAATTTGTTGAGACTTCATTAAACTATAAAAGTGAGATAGTCGTAACTCATGGAGAAAAGACTGCAAATGGCAAATCAATAATTGAATTAATGTTATTATCTGCAAGTAGTTTTCTTTACTCGAACAGTGTTTTAATTTTAAATATAAATGGTGAAGATGAGGAAGAATGTATGAATTCTTTAGTTGAGTTGATTGAGAATCGATTCGGAGAAGCTGAATTTCCCGCTATAACCTTTGGTATGTGAAAGTAAATTCATATTCATAGATTTTTAATGATTATCAGTAGAACTTTTTTATGAGTTTTTCAATACATAAACAGACAGCTAATACTGTCACTATATTAAAAGGAGAGAAATATGTGGACTAAACCTACTGCACAAGATATGCGTTTTGGTTTCGAAATCACGATGTATATCGCAAATCGTTAATTGAAATAGTGGGTTTGGTGGCATCACCCGGACTTGTTCCGAAAAACCACCACTTTAAGCAATAAAAACACTAAATAGATATATCGGTTCGCCGATATACACACAACACACAGGAGAAGTAAATGAGTAATCTTACACCGTTTGAGATTCGTCTTGAACTTTTAAAAATGGCGCAAGGACTTTTGCTAGAAGAATATCATTCTAACAAAGAGCGTCTATCAAATGAGTGGCATATGAAGGTAGAGTCCGCTAAACTAAACGGACAACCAATACCTGATCATCCACCATATCCCAACTATCCCACAGAAAACGATATCATAAACAAAGCTCAGTCTTTGAATGGGTTCGTTTCTAACATCACAGCAGAAAAGACACAGAGCAAAAAGTCTGCCTGACGGGACCAGATGTGCTTCGGCACATCTCTAACTAACAAGGAGAAAATATGCGTTTATTAACCGTATTATCAAGTATATTATTTGCTATATTCTTAGGTTTCTTTGCATTTGCTTTTTCGCAAATACCGATACCTACAAAACTAAATGTAAAATTTAGTGATTTAAGTATGGATGCAAGAAAACAAGTAGAATGTTTAGCGCAAAACATTTACTTTGAATCTGCACACGAACCCACTGAAGGTCAAATTGCAGTAGCTTTTGTCACTTTGAATAGAATGAAAAGTGGACGTTTTCCCAATACATATTGCGATGTAGTTAAACAGAAAACATATTTCGAAAGATATGTTGTTTGCCAATTTTCTTGGTATTGTGAAGATAAACCTCTGGCGATATTGAAGAATAATGGCTTGACAACACGCAACAATTCGTTGTATAATAGTATTGTTGACTTGTCTTTAAACTTTTATTTGAATCATGATAAGATGAATGACCCAACTAAAGGTGCTCTTTTCTACCATGCAGATTATGTTTCACCTGGATGGCCTAATATGAGAAGAACAGCTTATATTGGTAGACATATTTTTTACAACAAAACTAAATGGAATGCTTAAACTATGGAGAACTTAATGAGTAGTGAATCAAACAACAAAAGTTATGCGGTAATTTTTTCTGTAACAGTAGTACTTATTTCAGCTATTGTTGCTGTCTGCATTTACGGATTGAACGAACGCAAATTGATGGCATCGAATATTGAAAATGCTATCTCCAAAGGAATAGATCCACTTTCAGTTCGTTGCTCATATGCGAGAGGTGATGATATTATCTGCGTTACTCATGCTGCATCTGGAACACGTTACAAATAAAATAGGAGATTTTCATTATGGCTGTACAACAATTATCAGTAAATGTACTTAGTAATCCTGCTGACCGCGAGAAACTTCTGGTTGTGTTGAAAGAATGTTCAAATTCATTGACACGCATGGAAGGCGAAAAGGATTATATTAAAGAAGCAACAACTAATATTGCAAAGGATCTTCAACTACCGAAAAAACTTGTCGCTAAGATGGTGAAAGTATATCATAAACAAAATTATGATGAGGAAGTTGCAGTACATGAACAATTTGAAACTCTTTATGAAACGGTCGTAAAATGAAATATACATTTACATGTGAAGATGAATACTCCAATTGGAAAAATTCTACAGAATTCTATGCAGATTCGTTAGATGAAATTCTAGAAAATTTCGGTTATTTTTTGAAAGGAAGTACCTTTCATATTGATGGTGAAATTGATATAGTTGGTACTGATATAGAATTGTCAAACGAACACACGAATAGTCCAAGTAGTATAAATTTTATAGTTGATTCTCTATCATCGTGGAATGAAGATGCTAAGAAATTGATGTCACAATCTGATAAATGTAATATTTGTGGTTTCGCAATAGATATTATGGCTAGACATGATTGTTATCAACCAGAATGCCCACTTGCAAAATCTTTGTAAGGTATGAAATTTATGCCGACAAAAGACGAAATGCTTAAATTTGCGAAAACTATTGAATCATTAGTTGCAAACACTGATTACAACTACATTGAAGCCATAGTTGAGCACTGTAAGCAAACTGGTCTTGAAATAGAGGTTGCTGCTTCACTCATCAATCAAAACCTTAAGGCTAAGATTGAGAGTGAAGCTATGAATAATAATTTATTGAAGGTGAAAGGTAATCGACTGCCAATATGATAACTGGTTATGAGGCTTTTGGAATATACAACGCACTCAAACTACATTTTACTCAGGAATCATATGATTACTTTAAATATAATGGGAAAACAAATGTTAGTTTGAGTTCTTTTGAAAACAGAAAAGATAAATGGCATTTCACTAAACTTTCAAAGAAGTTTAATCTAAAAGATGATCTGGTATCTTTCATTGTATCAAATTTAGTGAACAATGAAAAACTCTGGATTGGAGATTTATTGAACGAAGATGCTGATGTGCATCATATGAAAAGAAAAAAGGTGATACAGTCGTTCTCATATGTTTTCGAGAATGATTGTATCAAACTATTTTCCAATGTTCAAAATCCAAATGAGTTATTAGTGCCCGAGCAGGGTTCTCATCCCAAGTTACTTACATCATGTATGAGAAAAGAGATTGAAATAGAAACTCTTTGTGTTCTGAATTCTATTTTAAATTTTTTTCCAATGTGGAAACAAAAAATAGAAGATACTATTATATGGCCATCGTATAGAATGAAAGTCTTAAAATATAATGATTTTTTGAACAAAGACCAAACAAAAAACAAAATAATTTTAAGGAAAATATTAAATGCTTAGAATAATAATAACAACAATTGCATTGACTATTTGCACCTTTTCTTATGCAAAGCGTTCGGAACCATCAATAATTCACTTTGATGTTTCTGAAAATAAAGTCATGTTCAATCAAAATATTAGTGATACTCGTTCTATAGCTAGTGTTACAAAACTCATGACCGCCATGGTAGCTTTGGATTACAGTACTGATATGAATAAACAATTAAATCTAGTACGAAAAGTAAAGTCTAGTTTGCCACCAAAGTCATACACTAGAGGTGAATTATTTGAAGCGATGTTAATTCGTAGTGATAACGCAGCTGCTGAAACTTTAGCGTCTGATTATCCTGGTGGTCGAGATGCTTTCTTAAAGGCCATGAACAAAAAAACTTGTGATTTGGGTATGAATTCTACTTATTTTAAAGATCCAACAGGACTTAATATGGGTAATATTTCAACTGCAAATGAAGTTGTGAATATGGTGATTGCGGCATCAAATTATCCAACAATAAAAAATATAAGTATAAGAAAACAAACTCTTATAGAAACTAAGTTTAAGAAGAAGGTAAGAAAAATCGTTCTGTATAATACAAACAGAAGGGTTCTTTTTGAGTTTGATAATGTAATTGTGAGTAAAACTGGATTTACCAACCCAGCCGGTTATTGTGTAGCAATTATGGTAGAACAAAACAATCGTAAACATGCCATAGTAATATTAGGAGCTAAAAACTCCAAAGAAAGAGTTGACACGGTTAAAGAAATCATGTATAATAATATTATAGATGGCGAATCTCACTGAATACCATGAATAAAGAATTTGATAACATAATGAGTCGAATAAAAAACTTGAGGGAGTTTGAGGTTCAATATACTGTTCCCGATAGTTTTAATTTTAATGGACCTGTTCCTTTTGATATGTCCATCAGTGCTGGTATAGCATATGTTAGAGTCATTGCCGTGACTTTGGAAGAAGCAATGACAAAAGTAGAAAAATATTTCGAAGGAGACGATTATGAGTGTTAAAGAAATTCTAACAAATAGAGATGACTGGAAATTAAAATTTCAAATGGAAGATTGCTTATCGCCTAGAGGTATGAGGCATTTACGTTTTACTGGTGAACAGTATAATAAAGAAGGTGAGATGACAAATACTTCCTCTTATGATTTCTTTTTAGAAGAAACAGAAGTTTTTAGGTTAGCAAACTATTTACT